TATACATTGGTATTGGTATAGCTTTATTTTTTTTATACAAATATTTGAATAAGAAAAAAACACCAATAGACTATTCAGCTTACCAATATTTATTTCAAAAGAACGCACCAGTAGGAAGTACAGGAATATTTTTAAACATGGGCGGTAAAGTTTACAATAAAAATTTTGAGGTAATCTTTACACAATTGACAAATGATTTTACAGGATATACTGTTATTTCAGAAACCGCAGATACATACAATGTAAAATTTGGTAAAGATTATGCAAATGGAATTGACGGAATTATTTTTAAATCAGATGTCGCTAAATAAAATAAAATGAAAAATAAAAATATATATTACTTAGTTCTTGCTGGTTTTGCTGGTTGGTATATTTACAAAAAATTATACCCTTCAAATACTAAATCAATGGTACAATCTACAAATGAATTACCAATGATTATAGATAAATCAACTTTAGTAACTCCAGCAGAACAAGTAGCAACTTATAACGTTAAATATTCAATTAGCGGTACTAGAAGTAAATTACCTACTCAAATATAATTTTATGACTAATATTAATATAAACATATTGCAATATGCTACTGATTTTTACACAGTAGATGTTAGCCAATATATAAATAGTGAATGTAATACTATTACATTTGTTAACTATGGTACTTCAATCGTAACTATCGAAAACGTACCATTGCAACCAAATCAATCTTTGAGTATTAGTGGAAATCAAGGTGAAATAACAAATCAAAAATTCTTTGTCAATTTCGGAACAAGCACAAGCGGTAACAATTGTGTAATTATAAGAAAACGATATATAAATATTTAATAGAATGAGTAGCAATATAGAGGTTAAACTAGACGTATTAAATCAAAAAGGTTCACCAGCTTTATTTGCTTCTTCATTAGCAACAAGACCAGCAGCAAGTTTTGTTGGTAGATTATTTATTGATTCAGATAATCCTAGTACTGGAGTTTATAGGGATACTGGCACAACATGGGTACAATTATCTACTGGTGCATCTTCTAGTTCAAATTTACAAGCAGTAACAACAATTGGAAACACAACTAATACTGGCATTTCAATTAGTGCCAATGGTTTAGGAATTGGAACAACTACACCAGCCAGTAATAGAATAGATATACATAGTGCATCTGGTTTACAAGGTACTTTTAATGGTACTGGTACAACTAATGCTGGTTTACAATTACAAAGTGCTGGTGTTGGTAAATGGACATTGCAAAATAATTATAATGCTGGTGCAAATGAATTTTTAATTACTGATGTATTAAATACATTAAATAGAATAACAGTAAAAAATACAGGACAAACTTTTATAGGTACAGATACATCAAGTAGCGGTTTATTAGTAGTTAATAGTAGTACTGGTGATAATCATATAGTTGTATTAGGTGCAACAGCACCAAGTATAAGAATTAGAAATGCTGGAACTGGTGCAACTTTAAATGTAGGTTTAGGTATTTCTACTGGTGCTGATAATTTTATACAAGGGAGTGTAAATGGTAATTTTTGTATTTTTAATTCATGCACAACTGCATCTCCTATATTATTTGGTATTTATAATGGAACTAATACGCAAGAGGCAGTAAGAATAACCGCAACTAGAAGATTATTAGTTAATACATCAACAGATAATGGTTTTCAAGCAGATATAAATGGTAATACTAATATTACTGGTAATTTAACAGTTACAGGTACTACTCCATCTGTTATAACTTTTAATAGGCAAAGTTCTTCTTACACTTTAGCAATAACAGATGCTGGTTTAATGGTTGAAATGAATGTGGCAACTGCTAACAATTTAACTATACCATTAAATTCAGCAGTACCTTTTGTAATTGGTCAAATTATTGAAGTTACACAATATGGTGCTGGTCAAACTACAATAGTACCAATTAGTGGTGTTACTGTTAGAAGTTATACAGGTTTAACAAAGTTGATCGGTCAATATGCTGCTGCCACTTTAACTAAAGTAGGTACAAACGAATGGTATTTATTTGGAAATTTAACCGCTTAAGAATGAAATACCTAAACGGAATTATTGATAGTATTCAAAGAACAAATTACGATCCTGATGCAACAGCTTTTTTTTTAAGAATTAATGCTGCTGGAGGTAATACAACATTAACAGAAAAAAATGCAGTTAATCAACTTGTTTTAGATTTAAAAGCAAATAGCCTTTGGACTTCTATGTTAGCTATTTACCCAATGGTAGGTTCATCTGCTGCTTCTTGTGCTCAAAATTTAAAAAGTAGTAGTTATACGGGAATATTTAGCGGTGGTTGGACTTATGCAAGTACAGGAATAACAGGTAATGGCACAAATTCCTATATGGATACTAATTTTAATTCTAAAATTTCATTAATACCTGATTCATCACATATTTCATATTATTCAAGAACTTCTTTACCAGCAAATACTGAAGGTGATATGGGTGCTTATGGCACTTTTCCTACAAATTTTTATACTCATATAAGGTATTTAGGTGATGCTTATTATGTGTTATTAGCAATAGAAGAATTTCAAAGTGTAAGTAATAATACAACATTAGGATTTTTTAATGGTAATAGAAATACTTATGATGTTTCTCATTTTAGAAATGGTATTAATTTAGGTACTACTATACAAAATAGTGCACCATTACCAGATTTAAATACTTATTTATGTGCAATTAATGCTAGTGAAATAGCAATTTCATTTAATACAAAACAATGTGCATTTTCATCAATCGGCACTGGTTTAACAGATATACAATCAAATAATTTTTATACAGTAGTACAAAGTTTTCAAACATCACTTTCAAGGCAAGTATAATGATAGGATATATTTTAACAATAGAACAAAAAGATAGTATTCAAGGTGTAGAATATGCACCTTATCAAACATTTAATTGTGTACAAGATATTAATAATATTTGGTACACATTTTTAAGTGATGAACAAAAACCTTTATTAATTGGTACTGAATGGATATGGATATTAACATTACCAGTTAGTGAATACATACCACCACCGCCACCACCTTTTCCACCACAATAAAAACTTTTAAATAAACAATATGAAAACAATAGAACCGATACAAATTTGGATTGATGGAGTTAATACCAATGGTGTTATTTTCGATTTAAATTGCGTTTATGATAATTTAGTAGATGCTGCAACATTTAGTTTCTTTTTAAAAGATGCTAATTTAAATAATTTAGCTAATAGTAATATTACTATGACAATGCCAGATTATTTAACAGACTGGGTTAATAATGATGCAGCTTATAATTGGGCAGCTGCACAATTAGGTTTAACTATAACTGGTGATTATATACCAGTAGATTAAATTAGGACATGAAACTAAAAGAATTTGATTTATTATTTATAAGCGGTTTAACTGCATTTATATCAGTTACTCATGTACAACAATACGTTTCTATTGTAGCTGGTTTAACAGCAATAGTATCTGGTATTTTTGCCAGTATATATTATATTAAAAAAGCAAAAAATTTATAAAAATGTTAAAAAATTGGAAAACATCCTTATTTGGTTTTGGTGCAATTATTACAGGAATCGCACAAATAGTAAAAGGTGATACTGTAACTGGTTTAAGTGCTATAATTTCGGGTATAGGTTTATTTCACGCAAAAGATGCAAGTAGCGGATTAAATCAATAGTGAAAAATGAACCAGCAGACAAAAACATATTTGATAGTTGGTGCAATTGCATTGATCTTAATAATAACACCTATGACAAGTTCAGCAGAAAATTTTATAAAAGGTTTTGAAGGTAAATATTTAACACCCTATGACGACGGCACTGGACGAATCACCGTGGGTTATGGTAGTGTATATAACTATGACGAACAAAGACCAGTACAAAAAGGGGACGTTATTACGGAAGAAACCGCAATAAGGTGGTTACGCAAAGAAATGAGTACAGTAGTAGCAGATATAAAAAAAGTTGTAAAAGTTCCTATCAATCAAAACCAGCTAGACAGTCTTACAAGTTTTGTGTATAACCTAGGAATTGAAAATTTCAAAGATAGTACAATGTTAAAACTACTTAATCAAGGGGCAGATAAGGCAATAGTAGCAAATCAATTTCAATATTGGAATAAGGCAAAAATTAAAGGCATTTTAACTGTTATGAAAGGACTTACAATAAGACGTAAAGCAGAAGCAGACCTATTTTTGAAATAATTTGTGTATTTAAGGGTTACCCACTAACAATTGTTAGTGGGTTTTTTTTTGCCTATAATTGAAAAAATATTTGGAAATATGAAATTTGTTACTACATTTAAAGCCTAAACCCTTTTAT